CCAAGATATGGGGCGAGAGCCTCGCGCGCGGCCATGCCGTATTTCGGCAAAGCTGCCCCGGTTAGCGCCGCAGGAACGCCGAAACCGATCTCCTGCCCGCCACGGCGAAGGTATCGCTGCGTGGCAGTCTGCGGATCTCCTGCGGTTATGAACGGGTCTAGCGCGCGCTTGAATGTTCCAGAGCCGCCGACCGGATCGGTGATCGGGGCAATATCTGCGCCAGTCGCGCCATTGACGCCTGAAATGCCCAGATTGAGGGCCGATGTCAGAAGGTCGACAGGGGCACCCGCAAAGTTCGCAATACCCTCGTTCAACCCACTACCAAACTGCGCGGCCCCATTGGTGACGCTGTTCCCTTCCGCGTCTGCGCGGCGCTTTCTGGCGCGCGCAAGCGCAATTGCTTTCTGCTGATCAAGAGTAAGCGTCATTGGAACATGGCCCTTTCTTCCGGCGTCATGTAATCCCAATCGCTGGGGTCAACGCCATCAGGCACAGCGGCATCAGAAGGCTTTAGGTTCCCAAGGATTGCCTTGAGTTCGGGGGTCATGATCGACCGCTTGTCGATTTCGTTGACGGCGTTTCGAGCCTCAACGGCGGAAATTTCGCCATTCTGATACCGCGAAATGATCTGCGCCCGATCAATATTGACCTGCGCTTTGGCCTTCATCATCGCAGCAATCGCCGTATTTGCTTCTGGTGTCGACGCGAGTTGCGGCAATGATTTCAGCATCCCGTCATACTCAATGTCGGACGTGGCCCCGGAGCCTGTGGCACGAAGCGTCGGCGCCACGCGCTTAACCACCGATGTAAACGCATCCGCTGCAGAGTTCACACCGGGGAACATACTCGCAAGCCTTCCAGCAACAGGGCCTTGGGGCGCCATTGTGATAAGCTCATCCAAGAGCTGCATGTCTTGCATGGTCCCGGCGGATTTGTTTCCCGCATCAAGATACGCGGCCCAACCTTCGCCCTCTTTCTCGGACAGCTTCTTACGCAACGCTCCGTCACTCGGTTCACCGCCGACAGTTACGCTGGTATTTGCCGCCCCAGCCTTTTTGCCCTGCAATTCCCATTCGTTGAACGATAGCGGCTGGCGGCCGGCCTTGCGCTCATCCGCGACATAAAAACTGTAGTCCTTCTGAGACGAGGTTCTGTCATCCTTGGGCGCCCGCCCGTCATAGATCGGCTGCATCGTCGTCGGATCAAGCAAAACATCGCCAACCTTGATCGGTTCTGGCTTCGGGTTCCGCATCGCATCTATCTCAAGACGCCCCTTCTCCACAGCCAATTGATCTGCTTGCAGGCCAAGCTGATAGGCCGGATCGGTTTGCTTCTGACGATCTGCAATCATGCTTTGCAGGATCGCCTTCTGCTCAGGAGCCATCCATGGGTCAGCCATAGCGGCATAAAGCTGGTCAAGGCCGATTTGAGAACCTTGTGCCCCAGCCGGTTGCTGGCCGCCCATATACGCCGCTTCCCGTCGCGCGCGGTGCGTCTCCGCTGGGCGCTCGAAATGGTTCAGAACAGCGACAGCCGCCGAATTAGGATCATTCGTGCCCGCAATCTTCGCCCAAGCCCCGGACTCTGGCCCCTGCAATTCTGTCATCAGGTAGTCGTATTGAACCTGTGGGTCTGCGGGGTTTTTGCCCTGATTAGCAGCATAGTCAAACAGTGCCTTCTTGCGAGGCCCGTTCCATTGTCCAAGGCCAAAGGCGTTACCATTGTCGCCAACCGCTGCGGGATCAAAACCGCTTTCGTCCTTGAAGTTCATGGCAAACCCAAGGGCTGCGTGTTCAGGCATCCCACGCTTGACCAACTCGGAGACAACAGCATCCTGCGTCAACGGACCTTTGCCAAGCGCTGCCATCGTATCCGCGCCGATTGCCTCGGGCGACATGGGGTCAGCCGGTGGCTGGCCTAGCACATTGAACGCGCCAGGCTGTGCCGCCCCACCGCCCAGAAGGGCCTTGAACCGATCTGCGGCAGACTGCCGACCCGCAGCTTCCTGCTTGTTCATGCCGCGAAACTGCCGCCCATAGGCGATGCCGGTGGCAAGCTGGCCCAAGCCCTCGCCGACATAATTTGCCGACCCAAACTTCGGCATCATCGCCATCAGCATCGCGCGCTTTTGCGCAATCTGATCTGGCGTGGCGTTTGCGTCGTTGGTGAACATACCCGGCATAAACATGGTCAAAGCCCCAAGAATAGGCCACCGAGGCCGCCAAGAAGTGAACCCGTCGCTGCTTGGCTTTGCTGCCACTGGGCAAGTTTGGAGGCGTCATAGTTCCCGATGATCGAACCGTTGTCGGTCGATGCAATCTGCGACGAGTTGGTATTAACCCAACTCGGCTGCGATACCTGCCCGCCGCTCAGAAGCGCGGTGATTTCGTTGATCGGCTGGTTTCGCTCGGTCAGTGCCGTTTGAAGCCCGGTCTTGTAGGCGTCCAGCATGAACTGGTTGCGCGAGTCCGTCTGCGACTTCTGCAGCCCGCCGATGGCCTTGGTATAGGCATCAGAGCCAATCGAAATGCCCTGGTTGGCAAGCTGCGTCCGCATCGCCTCGGTCTGATCAGCGGTTTGCGGTGAGTTCAGTTTGTCGTATAGGCCGCCCGCCCAGTTTTCATAGTCGCCAGTCGAATAACTGAACGGCTGCGCCATGTAGTCGTTCAGGAAGCCGCTTTGCGTGTTCGCCAGCGATGCAAGGTTCAGGTCGGCAGAGTTGGTCTGGTCCTTGATCGCCTGCTGCTGCGGGGAGAGCGTCTGCGTGGCCGTGAACCGGGGGATCGTGTAACTCTGGCCAGTGTATGGGTCAGACCACTGATATGATCCGGTCTGGTCATATGTCAGCGTCCCGTCAGGCGTGACCTGATTGACGTTGCCAAGGAAGGAATTGGCGATTGCCGTGGAGACGTTGGTGCCGGTCGTGGCCGCGCTCGTCTCTTTGGGCGGCGTCGGGTCTGGCGCTTTGCTTGCCATGGCTGTCTCCTAGTGAAATCGGCCTGCGCGCCATTCGTCATCCCCGAGGATGAACAGCGCCTCTGCCTTGTCGCGGCCCCGAAGGCGCGGAATGTCATGTCTCTGACCGCCGAACGCGGATGCGATGCGGCACATTCTGGTGTTTTCAGGATCGACCCGCGCAATGACCGCTTGGCATCCGAGTTGCTCGAATGGGTAGCTGAACATTTCCCGAAGGATGGCCCGTGACAGCCATCTCGCCGAAGTGCTAGCAGAGGTCATCTCAATGACCCCGGCTTCAACATCCCAATTGTGGAACAGGCAGGCCGCTACGATATTCCCGCCGTCTGCGACGGCCATGATCGTTCCGCCCGTCATCGCCCTTTCATCGCCCCAGATCAGACCGGCGATAAACCGAACCAGAGCCGTATAGACTTCACCCTGCGACGGGTGCGCCCAGATGACGTTCAAGCCACTACGGCCCCAACGTGGAACTCAGCGTCAATCGCCACCAACTCGACCTGCGGCGTTACAGTAGAGCCGAACGTGATCTGCAATTCTGGGGCGATTGTGGTCCCGGTCACGCCTGTTGCTGTCCAGCGCCCCTCGTTCATCGTGACGGTCGCGCCACCATCCCACAGGGCAACATCCCAAAGCGCGCTATCCCAGACAACAGTGGACGAAGATGCGAGAGCGATTGAGGGCGGCGCGCTGGTCGCTTCGCTGTAGTCTGCCAGCGCCGATACCTGCGGGTTTATGGCCGATCCAGTCTGAAACATTGCCCGCATTTGCCGCACTGACTTCTTGCGGCCATAGGCCCCCATATGCTCGTGTTGGCCGAGATAAAGCGCGGTGTAGATGTTGCCGTTGTCGGAACCGCCGCTATCCATCAGATAAATGCAGCTATCTGCGGCCCCGAAATAGGCATTGTCGCCAAAATATCCGAGGCATCGCGTATCCCAGCCCGTGCAGCGAGACCATGCCCCGGTCAGCAGATTGACGGCCAGAGCCTCGCCATTCGCAACGCCGGGCTGAGATACGAACATGACGCCGCGCCGCTGTGCCTTAACCATGGTCCAGCCGCTTGAAATCGTGCGGGCCTGCTGCTGCCAATAAGGGGCGATAGGCGCGGAAACGGCCTTGCTTTCAATTGCCGCCAGGTCGCTTTGGATCGCGGCAGAGACAGGGATAAGGCCCACCTCAGTCGCAATCAGCAAATCCCCGCCAGCTTGGGTATAGGCGTTCTTTCCGAGTGGTTTCGGCATCTGGTAAAGGCCAGCCTTACGCCAGTCCGTTGACGATCCGGGGTTTGTCCCCTCGTAGATCGCCACCTCGCCCTCGGTGGAGACAAAGACGCACTTGTCATCCAGACCATCGCCGCTATCCAGTGACCATGTGGCCCCGAACAGCAGCGCCCCGCCCTTCTTGAACACCCCCGCCAGCGAGAATTCCTGCGCTGCGCCGCCGATGCTGGTGACGGGTAGATACCATGCTGACATGGTGTTCTTCTGGGTGAAAAACAGCCGATTGGCGAAGGACCAGACCTGAGACAAGGCTGTCGTCGTGACCCCGGTAATTGCTGGGGTGGAAGCCCCATCAATCGCCGTGAAGGTCGATCCATTGAACAGGAGCGGCTTGTCCGATCCGTTCACGAGGTAGAGGAAATCACCCCCAGCCGTGCCAAACTGTGCGGCGGCATAATCCCCTGACGTTCTGCCACTAACAGCCGCTGTCAAAACAGTCGTCGGGCTTGCGGGCGCGGATGCGTCGAAAACCCCTGTCGCGGTGGTTGCGATGAATTTATCCGCCGTGCTGTTGTAGGGGAAAAGCCCGGTAACAGCCGCCGTCAGGGTCGCATACTTGATGCAGCCGCCGCGCGCACGAATTCCGGTCGTGGTGCAAAGCCAATTGTCCAGCTTCCGCGCCCCTGCCTGCTGCACTGTGGCAAGGTTTTCGTTCAGAACCCACCCCCGAATTGGTGCCGGGAAGGTGAATGACTGCGAAGGCGCAGGTTCTGGAAGCTGGCCGCCCTGCATCTTTCGGGCTGGCGCGGCCTTTTTCGCCCGAACGTCCATCAGAACCGGCCCCGATCATTGAACTTCGCCAGATCGGCCAGCGCGGCCTCAAATTCGGCCTCCTCGTCCTGATAGGCCATGCCCTTCTGCCGACGCCACCGAACGATCAGGCCCTTGAGAAACAGCGCCTCGTCGATGAGGGAGGTCTGATCGTCTGCGGTGAAGGTCGCACTTCCAGCCGAAGTCCAGTTTTTCGACTGGAACTGCACCGTGGCCGTCGCCGCGTTCGCCAGATAGGGCCAAAGCGTGATTTCGGCACCCTCAAGCAAGAAAAACCGTGGCGCGCCCTGGACTGGTGCAAGCGTGTTCCATTCCGCCCGTGACAATGGCCGCACGATCCCGCCAGAGGTGACAGAAACGCCGGAATTAAGCCGGGAGAACCCGGAAGGAAGCGTGTGGACCTTATTCGTCCCGTCGCCCGTCAGGGTCGCAGATTGTTGCAACTGGCCCCAATCAACCCGCCGCGCCAATTCTTCGCCAGTCTCATGGACGAAT